GCCAAATACTTATTAACCAGTTTGTTGATAACTGGAACGTACTGCTTAATGATTTTCGACTTAATCCCGCCATCTTTAAGCAACTGCGCGACAATATCATAGTTTTGCGTTTGTTCAGATACTTCTTTTCTTTTTTCGTTGAATGCTTGTAATGCGTTGAGTAACTCTTTTGATTGTGCCTTGAACTCATCGCTCATGGCTGGTTTACTTTCTATTTCACTAATTTCTTTTTCAAGTTTCGCAATATAGTTTCGAACCTGCTTGCGAGAAGTATTGATCCGCACAAGATCTTGTTCAAGAACTTTAAGATTTTGTTGGGTTGATTTAATTGTATTGATTCGACGTAGAACGGCATCACTCTCTTCCTTTAGTTTTGTTAGACCTTCAGTTAGTTCTGTGATTTTACTATTACATGTGTGTACTTTTTCTTCTTTGTTATTGATAGCCTGATCGCAGGTTGGACAAGTCGAATTTACAGAATAAAACTCGATGTCTTTCTCGAGTTTCTGAATATTCCCTTCAATCTTGGCTTCAAGTTGATTTAACTTTGTGAATTTTTTACTGGTTGAATCGTCATCTGATACTTCGTTTAATAAACTTTCAATTTGCGTTTCTTTGTCAGTCGCTTCGACTTCAAGTGCTGAGAGTGATGCCGTGTTTTCAGTCACTTCTTGTTTCTTTGCGTCTACGATTTCTTTTGTATTCTTCTTGAGTTCGTCAAGATGTTTCTTGTGTAGTTCGATTTTATCTTTAGTGTTATCAATTTGAATTTTAAGATGCGATGCTTCGTCTTTAAGTGTGTGTAGTTTGCTTTTGACAATCACATTCATTGCAGAAAAGATCTGGATGTCAAGTAGATCTTCGATGACAGTGCGACGATCCGCTGCTGACAACTGCATGAATGGAGTAAAGTTAGTCGATCCGAGGATAACAATTTGCGTGAATGACTTATAGTTCATCTTGAGAATAATCTTTTCAAGATGATCCTGATAATCTTTTGCTTTGGCGTCTTGATTTAAGAGTTCACCATCACAATAGATCTCAAAGACATTTGGCTTGATACCGCGAATGACCTTATATGACTTCTTGCCAATATCAAACTCAACTTCAACAAGACATTCTTTTTCGTTGACTGAGTTGACAAGTTGAGGTTTGTTAATATTGCGGAATGGTTTGCCGAACAATGAGAATGTAATGGCATCCAGGAATGTGGATTTACCTGCACCGTTTTCACCAACGATCAATGTCGTGGCATTTTCGTTCAGAGGAATTTCAGTAAAGACATTTCCAGTAGAAAGGAAATTCTTGTAACGCACTTTTTTAAATAAAATCACGCTGTCTCCATAGACAATGCTTCATTGTACACATCGCGCAATACAGTTTTGATTTTATCTGATTCTACAGGTAAAGTCAAACCATCAACATACTTATTTAGAATTGACATTGTATCTTCTGCTTGATCAATATCAACCTCAACATTTTCAGTGATCTCAGAAAAGTCTTCGACAACAGATACTTCAAGCGGATTTGCTTTTGCAAGAGAATCTAATAGTGTATCAAACAAGAACGAATTGTTGCGTTTTTCAACAACAATCTTTACATACTTGCTTGCGAGATGAGAATAGTCTGCATTCACAAGATCATTATAATACAATTCATCATCATTGTACTGAATCTTATAAAACATTTGCAGCGGATTCTTTATAAATTCTAACGCACGTGTTTCAGTATCATAGATATGAAAACCACGCTCATCATTGTAGTCAGCCCAAGTCATCTCTCCTGGAGTGCCGACGTATACAATACTGCCGCTGTTGCTCTTGTGATGAAAATGACCTGAAAGAACTAGATCATACTTCTGAAGTTGAGCAGGATCCATACCCTCATGGCAAATATTGCCACGATCCATTTCAAAACCTTGCAGTTCGAAATGGCCAAAGCAAACATGATTAGTGCTGCGTTTGATAAAGTCTAGAATTTCTAGTTCATTGTCTTTGCAGATCCAAGGAATGATATCAATACCATTCCATTCCGTTGGCTCGTTGTAAACAACAACGTTTGGATAATCCTTCAGCAGTAACTCTGGTGAATTAACTTCAAGCGTATTCTTGAACGTGATGTCGTGATTACCAAGTAGAGTATGGCACTCTAAATTATACCGAACCAACTCATCAAAAAAATACTTGCGGCAAAGAGCAAGAGACTGAAAAGAAATATACTTCCGACGATCAAATAGATCACCAAGTTGAAAGATGGTCCTAACTCCATGGTCCACCAAATAAGGGAAAAAGTGTTTAGTATAGAACTCACGATAATGATTATGGAAGGCGATACTGTCGCCTCTCATACCAAAATGTGTGTCACCTAGTATAGCAATCTTCACTTAACTACATCCTCATCAACAAATTTTTCTAGCCCTGCTTTCTTGGCTTTCTTTTCTTTGCGAGCGTTTTCGTAATTTTGTATGAATTCGGAAATGTTTTCATACAATTCGAATTGACGGAAAGTTCCATCTTCATTCTCATTGAGTTCGAACTCGTCGAGTATTCCAGCAGTTTCAGTTGATTTGTATTTAACATATAGTTGCTTCTTCTCTTTCTGAATGCGACGTAAGAATGCATAATATACTATTTGAGTGAAATAGGCAAATGGATTGCTTGATTTTGCTGGGTCAAAATTGTCAACGTACATCACGCAGTTTTCAATTGCATCAGCAACCATTTCGTCTCTAAATGTATAAGACAAGAAATTGGGTTTGTGTGAGAGATTCTCAGCGATCTTCATGAAGCATTCAGCAACGTAACGCGGAATCTGTGGCTTTGGTTGCCCAAGCCTTTTCGCTTTACGAATTGCCGTACGATACTTCGTCATTTCCTTGAGGAAGTCTTTGTTATTGATATAGTGATTCTTTGCCATAGTTAGTGTACTGGTTTGTCTTTTTTGTTTGCCATTGCTTCAAGAATAGATACAACCTTCTCTACTGTTTCAGGATTGTTGGCATCTAAACCTTTGGTTTTCTTTTTAACTGGTGTCTTTATATTTGCTGTATTGTTGTAGAAGAAATCAGCAACATATTCGTACTGCTCAACAAACTCTGCCTTTACAGGTGTTGCAAACAAAACCTCTTCATTAACGAAGTCTACTTCTTTGATTTCAACGACTGCTTGCGGCAAATATTCTTGCATCGCTAAAATTTGTCGACCTTCGTCAAACAATGTTTCAATCTCAATACGCAATGGAAGTTCAACAGTGATATACCCTTCTTTGTATGTTACATATCCAATCACATCATCGGGAATAGATCGCAAGCGAACAAATCTTAGTTCACCTTTTGGTTTATATTCTACTTTATCTTCAGACATTAATTTATCCTTACGTTATTCGTTGTGAAAGGAAATTTTTCTTCACTATAGATCTTCACTCGTTCCTCATAATGCTTCAATGTGAAGTTTGTATAAGGACCATAACGTAGATCATCAGCGATATCATACAACGTGGCTGCTTCTTTGTTTTCACCTAAACGCAGCACACGACCGATTGATTGTAATGCTCGAATCTTACTTTTTGTTGGAGAGGAGAAGATAATATTATGTAGGTTGCGGATGTTCACACCAGTTGAGAATGTCCCGTAACTTGCCACAATGATCGCATCATTTTCCTGTTCAGTGATATGTCTCACTGCTTCGCGATCTTCTGCTTCAACCCCACCATGGATAAAAAATACTTTTCGACCATTTGCTTTTTCAGTTATCCATTCGAATAATAGTTTACCGTGTTTTTCAACATAAGTAAATAAAACAAGACTATTTCCTTTCAGGTTTAGCGCAAGATCAGTGATAAAACGATTTCGACCTTCGTGTTGAACGAGAAAAGCCATCTCGTCCTGATAGGTGAAACCTTTAACTGTTTTGCAAACTATTTCTGGATACTTTAATACAATGCACTTGATGCTGAAGTTGGCGAGTTGTTTACGTTCAATGAGTTCCTTTGTGGAAATAACTTTGAAAGTTGGTCCAAATAAACCTTCAAGAACGAGTTTGTTCACTTTGCTATCATCAAGTGTACCTGTCGTGCCAATACGCACATCACAGTTGATGAGTTTAGTCATGATAGAAGTCAGTGACTTGGCTTTGAACGTATGCGCTTCGTCACCGATGATAAAATCAAACTGAGCAAAGTATTTCTTTGGCATATCATAGATTGACTGCCATGTAGAGATAATCAAATCACTATCAGGGATTTTACTCTCACCACCATAAATCTTCTGACAGTATTTCTCTACATCCCATCCATTGACAGATGAGTAGTTCTTAAAGTCACTATGCATCTGAGTGACGAGATTAATCGTAGGAACAATCAACAATCCGCGCTTCTTACCTGTATTAAGTAAGTGGCGAATCATCATATAAATGATTAATGATTTTCCCGATGCGGTTGGTGAAATGAGTACAGTTCTCTTCTTCGTAAGTCCGACGCTAGAAGCGAGCAACTGATAATCTCGCGGCTCCATTGGAAGTGATAAAGCACTTGCCAAATTTTTTGTGTCAACAGGGTAGATTTCCTTTTCTTCATCGATGTACTCGCAGGTATAGTTGCTGTCCTTGCAAAACTTTTTGATATACGGAACTAAACCAAGATAGATTTGTCTCGTGTTTAGATTCAGAAGTCGAATCTTTCCGTCCCAATATTTATTTTTAAACGCAGGTGAAAACTGATAGCCTGGAGTTGAAAATGTAAAAAACTCTGACATCTCTTGCAAGATGGCAGGTTCAGCAGTCACTTGGACATAGATGTTATTTACTTTTTCAACAACGACGTGTTCTATCATCGAGCACCCTGGATAAACTTCTCCCAGCCCATGTACTCTTTCAACTGCCACGTGCGATTGTTGAGTTCCTTCATGACGTTGGTGCAAAAACTTGCTGCTTCTTCATGATAGGCTTTCTTGCGTTTCATTTTT